CGTTGTCGCCTTGGTATTCGGCGACTGAGGGGACGTTGTTTGCTGAGGCTACATCGACAGGCTACGTATTAAATACAAATTTTCCGCTGTTAGCCACCTTGGACAACGGAACCAACGACAACAGAATAACTATTAGTCAAGGCAGCACATCTAATAGCCTATGGGTTAATTTGAGAAGTTCTGCTGTTGGAACCACGCTTGCCGACACAAATGTCGATTTAACCGCAACGCCAGCTAAGATTGCGGGCGGTTTTTCTGGCACAACAATATCTGTTTCTGTAAACGGTCAAGCAACTGTGTCAGGAACAACAAATGGTGTGCCTTCTGGCATGGCTGCTTTGTATTTAGGGTCCAGAACGCTGTATCTGAGTGCATTAAACGGCTATCTTCGCCGCATCACCTACTACCCTCGCCGCCTGAGCAATGCCGAGTTGCAGGCCATCACCGCATGAGGTCGAACATGGAAACGGTAGCTGAACCAAAAATTAGAGAGTGGGCCACTTGGGAAGCTTGGGATGTGTACGCTCGGTGCGACACGATGATTGGCTGTGGTCACGAAGACACGCTTGAAGCGGCGCAGGCCGCAGCCTTGGCTGTGTGTAAAAAGCATCATGACGAGTTTCCGGAAAACTACCGCTTGAGAGCGTGGATTGAGCACATGAAATGCACACTTAATGAAAACGGCTGTCAAGACAAGGTGCTGGAGTACGGTGAATATCAACTCCAGTACGACGAAAACAGTGACAAACAGTGGGCCAAGGACGAATGACCCACTTCCTCCGAGGCTTCTGGTCCGGCTTGGCGTTGATGCCGCTGGTGCGGTGGATTAAGAAAAGGAAAACAACATGACAACAATTGAACCCAAAATCAGAGAAGGTGCCGAGTGGTCGGTTCACGCATACGGCGACCTGATCACGCTTGGCAGAGGTCGTGAAGACACGCTTGAGGCGGCAAAAGAAGCAGCTATGGAAGTTCTGAAGAAGAACTCCTACGACCAGATGCACGCTTGGGTCGAGCACATGAAATGCACGCTCAATGAAAACGGCTGTCAAGACAAAGTGCTGGAGTACGGTGATTATCGGCTTGAGGTCGACGAAGACAGCGCCAAGCAGTGGGTCAAGAGTGACTGAGCCATGACCCCCGACCCCTTCGACCCATTCAACCAACTCCTGACGGAGACACCACCGGAGGTGCTGGCCGAGGGGCAGAAGTGGGTGCAGAAGCAGTTTTACGACGAGTTGACCGCTGAAGTAGCTGATCTGAAGCAGACCTCTGGAGAGCTTTGCGAGTCCTGCGGCTGGCGGTTTTATGTACCGGGCCGGGGATGCCTGAACTGTGAGAAAGGATGACCATGTACCAGGATTTCATGCTCCGATTTGCTGACCAAGCCGAGGCTGACAGCGTTCTGTTCACCGAGCAGACCAACGTGCAAGGCGATGTGGTGGAAACCATCAAGGTGCCCCGCTACGCCGCTGTTGATGTCATCGGCACGATCTACAAGCCCACGGGCAAGATGCTGAAAACCGACGAGGGCGAAGTGCCTGAGATGGCTCCGGTCGAAGGCTGGCATGTGAACGTGCGGCACACCGCTGATGCGCCGGAACTGGACGCCTACAAGGTCACTCCGAAGGCTCCGGTGAGGGGCTGGGCGTGATAGAGGCCTCCATCACCTACAAAGGACCCGGCATGCTCGCCTCTGTTCTTCGATCCAGGACCATCTGGTTCGCTATCGCCCTGGCCGTGCTGAGCGTGCTGCAGGGCTTTGTGCTGCACCTGCCTCTTTCGCCCTGGGGCCAGGCGCTCGTCGGCTCCGGCATCGCCGTTGCGATCGTCATCCTGCGCGCAGTGACAACTCAGCCTTTGGCAGAGAAGTGAACGCGCTTGACTCGCAACTTCACAATGCTATAGTTCGCCCCGGGTCACTGTCTTTGCAGTTCCCTCACCCCAACTTAGTTGCTTTCAAGGCCGCCCAAAAAGGGTGGCCTTTTTCTTTGGTGCGATGAAGTACGAAGACTTCCAGACGCCGACCTGGAAGCGGCTGACGCAAGGCCTTGAGCAGCGGCTCGAGGAGTTGCGTGAGCTGAATGACAACCAGTCCTTCGGCCCAGAAAAGACAGCGGCGATTCGTGGCTCGATCGCCGAGGTCAAACGAATCCTCGCCCTTGCGGACGACGCAAGCGCGGGGCAAGCGGTCTCCCCCGAGGAACTCCTTGGCGAAGACAACCCGGCCTGACGGCCAACCGTGAGACGAGAGCCCAATGTCAACCACCACACAGGAAAGAACCAACCCGCAGGACGAAGCCAAGAAGATCTGGGACGAGCTGGACGCAGAAGAGATTGGGGGTGTCCCGGTCACTGCAGAACGCACGGCCACAGACGAGCAACTGGAGCAGGCGAGCAGCCAGGCTCTTGCTGAACAGCAGCCCGCCCCCGCGGCCGGCACGCAGCAGCAGGACGCCCCAAGCCCTGATCAACAGGCTCTGATGGATCGCATCGCCGGTTTGGAGTCCGCTCTGAACCAGACGACGCAGCGACTTCGGAATGCAGAAGGACACATCGGTGGCCTCAACAGCCAACTGAAGCAGCAGCTTCAGACGGCCCACCAGGTCACAGCCCATGGCGGCGAAGCACCTTCGGCGAAGCAGATCGCCGAGGCGCAGAAGTCATCCAAGGCGATGGAGAACCTTCGGCGCGACTACCCAGAGTTCGCCGAGGCGATGGACGCAGCGCTCGAGGAGCGGCTGCAGGAAGTGGTCAAGCGGATCCCGCAGCAGCCACAGCCTGTGCAGGCCCAGCCCTCGGTCACCGCTGACGACTTGAATCGCCTGCAGTCGGAGTTTGCGGTGGAAGTGCGCCACCCGGGTTGGAAAGAGACTGTGACGCAGCCTGTCTTCCGAGGCTGGCTGGAGAGGCAACCGAGAGAAGTGCAGATGCTGGCGGCGAGCGCAAGCCCGCAAGACGCTGTGCGACTCCTGGACCTCTACGCAGACGGCACGAAGACGTCGGCAGCAACAAGAACGCAGCGCCTGTCGGCTGCGGCGGCCATCCCTTCAGGTCGCTCTGGTTCGGCTACCCGGACCAAGGCGGTGGAGGACATGACGCCACAGGAGTACTGGCGCTACCTCGATGAACTTGATCGCCAAAAAAGGTAACCGATCATGACCATGCAGACCTATTCCCTGGTTCCTTCGCGGAACCTCATCATGGCCGAGCGCGAGATGCTCAAGCACGCCGAGCCCATCAAGGTGCTGGGCAGCTTCGGCATGCAGAAGCAAGTGCCCCAGAACAAGACCGACACGGTCGTGTTCCGTCGCTCCCTGCCGATCGACGCCGGCACCAACGGCGCGCCGAACGTCACCACCAGCAACTATTTGCTGCAAGAAGGCGTGACCCCCTCGGCCCGCACCATCACGTACCAGGACGTGCAGGTCACCCTGCAGCAGTACGGCGTGCTGATGAAGCTCTCGTCCAAGGCTGAGTCCATGTACGAGGACGACATCCCCGGCGACATGACCAAGCTGGTGGGCGAGCACATGGCCACCATCGAAGAGCTGATCGCCTACGGCGTGGTGCGCGGTGGCACGAACGTGGTGTTCTCCAACGGCGCTGCCCGCAACGCGGTCAACACCGCCATCACGCTGAACAAGCTGCGCCAGGCTGCTCGTCAGCTCGAGTCCGCGCACGCCAAGCGCGTGACCGAGAAGCTGTCTGCCGGCCCGAACTTCGGCACCTCCGGCATCCACCCGGCCTACCTGGTGTTCATCCACACCGACATGGAAGCCGACATCCGCAACCTGGCGGGCTTCACCCCTGTCGTCGAGTACGGCACCCAGAAGCCTGTGCATGAGCGCGAGATCGGCGCGGTGGAGCAGTTCCGCTTCATCACCAGCCCGTACTTCCGCCCGTTCCTGCAGGCTGGCGGCACGATCACGGCGGGTGCATTCCTGTCCAACGGTGGCACCGCTGGCACCACGGCTGACGTCTACCCCCTGATGGTGGTGGCTCAGGAGGCCTGGGGTCAGGTGGCACTGAAGGGCATGGGCGCGATCCAGCCGATCTACCTGCCGGCAAAGCAGATCACGCACGCCAACCCGATGGGTCAGTTCGGCTACGTCGGCGCGAACTTCTACAAGTCCGCGGTGCGTCTGAACGAGAACTGGATGGTTCGCCTCGAGGCGGCCGCTTCCGGCCTGTGATGTGACTGAGGGGGGCTTCGGCCCCCTTCGCTGAAAGGACTCTCATGCCCTACAGAACCGCTCTCAACAGGACGCACAGCCTGGCCGTCAGCGATCGGTCCCAGCTCATTCGTGAGATGGACACGCTGCGCGCCGAGCTCAACGACGTGCGTACCAAGTACGCAGCCCTGCTGGCCAAGCTGGACCTCGATGGTGGTGTCACCGACACCAACTACGCGGCCACCGTCGGTTTGGCTGCCGCTCAATTCACTGCCTGATCAAGAAAGGATCATTCGATCATGGACAACCTCAAGCTCTCGCAAGGCGGCTCGTTCGCCCTGACCTCCGGCGGCCTGGCCGAAGGCACCAACGCCAACACCTACCAGACCGCCAACACGATCACCTTCGTGACCGACGGCGTGCTCCGGTCCAAGACTGCCACCAACAACGTCGCGTTCTCTGCCGGCCACGCCACCGTGCCCGTGTCGAGCTCGTGCCTGTACCTGGTGTGCCTGGACTCTGGCGGCAACTTCTCGACCGTGGCTGGCCGCGCCGTGCCCACGGCTGACGTCACCGCTGGTGTGCGTGGCCTGGAGTGGCCTGCCTCGCCGGTTGGCGACATCGCCGTGGTTGGCGCGATCCGCGTCGACACCAACGCCTCGGCGACGTTCACCCCTGGTGCGGTGGACCTGAGTGCGTCCGGCATCACCGGCACGTACTTCAACCTGTTCGCTGTCCCCACCCGGCCCCTGACGGCCTGATGAGGACTGGGGGCTGCCTTCGGGCGGCCCCCGGTGAACGCAACCCAAGGAGACTTTCATCATGGCAGGCAACCGCGTCAACAGCTACGAGCGACAGCGCACGATCGACTCGGAAGACGTCGACATCGTGGGCAAGGTGCAGACCACCAGCATCGAAGACACCGCGGCCGGCAAGGCCGGTGCTGCGATCGAGGTGGACATGGACCGCGTCTACAGCTCCAAGCAGCTCGACGACGAGCAGTTCATGCGCGACGAGCTCGAGGTCCACTTCCACGAGCCGCAGTCCGAGAACGATCCCGCGTTCGTCGAGGTCAACGTCAACGGCGACTACAAGATGGCCGTGCGCGGTGACACCGTGCGGCTGCGCCGCTACCACGTCGCTGTGCTGGCCCAGGCCAAGCAGTCGCGGGTGCGCCAGAAGAAGATCGTCAACCCCGACGGCTCGATGGGCTTTGTCGAGGAGAACGTCCTGTCACTGAGCTACCCCTTCAGCGTCACGCACGACCCGAACCCCAAGCGGGGCGCCCCGTGGCTGAAGCAGATGCTGTCCACCCCAGCCTGACATGAACTTCCTGCAGCTCGTCCAGACCTTGCGCCAGGAGTGCGGCGTTGCCGGCACCGGCCCGATCACGACCGTCGGTCAGGTCGGGCAGGCCAAGAAGCTGGTCGACTGGCTCAACGATGCGTGGGTGGAGATCCAGGGCGTCCACGACACCTGGCACTTCATGCGCGACACGTTCAGCTTCCAGACGGTGGCCGGCACCGGAGACTACACGCCGGCCGCTGCAGGGCTGACCGACCACCGCTACTGGTTCAAGGACACGCTGCGCACGTACAAGACCGCCATCGGTCTTGGTGACGAGCAGTGGCTGGTCGAGTGGGAGTACCAGGTCTTCCGCAACACCTACCGCTTCGGGCTGCAGACGACGCAGCAGGGGCGGCCGGTGGTGTTTGCCGAGAAGCCCATGGACAAGGCGCTGATGATGGGCAACGTGCCCGACGACATCTACACGGTGGTGGGTGAGTACCAGAAGCGCCCGATGGCGCTGTCGGGCGACTCCGACACGCCCGCGATGCCGGAGCACCTGCACATGCTCATCGTCTACAAGGCGATGGAGGACTACGCGCTGTACGAGTCCGCGCCCGAAGTGATGAGCAAGTCGCAGAGGGGCTACTCCGCACTGATGAGCCAGCTCGAGCGCGAGCAACTGCCGGCTGTCTAC